CATATTCTGCTTTTGCTTTGTTTCCTGCCTCCAGGGCTTCGGCTTTGGTGCGAAAGCCTCCCTTTGAATATCTTTTGCGCTTTCCGTCTATCATGGCTCCTTCGAATCGGTACTGCCATGTGGATCCGCGCTTCATCGCTGTTACTTGGCCCATAAAAATACCTCCTTTTGCTTGTGAAAAAGCTCCGGAGGTGGTAGAATCATATTGTCATGCACGATTCCCATCTCCGGGTGATTGTGTTGTCGCCGGTTCCCTGTTGCCGCAGGGAGCCGGTTTCCCTTTATTATGATTTCTTTTGAGTGATTTGCTTTCTTACAGAGTTCTGAATAAGATCTGCAGCGTTACTGTTTTTGAGTGAGTTTAACTGATGATATGCTATTGACCGCAACTTTGATACCCGTTCATTTACAGGCAGCCCTTCGCGTATCATTTCAGCATTCATACTTTCAAGATTAACAAGTACGATTAATTCTTCCACACTCGCAAAATCTCTCATGTTTTGATGCTTGTTCCCTGTTTCGTCCCTGAATTGCTTTGCAGTTTTTCCAAATAAAGCTACATTTAACACATCTGCTTCATTTGCGTAAGTATAACTTTTCTCCAGCGGCGTTAGTTCAGGTGAAATTAAGAACTCTTTTATAGCATCTGTATGTATTCTATAATTTATCTTTGATAGTGCGCGCTTAGTGTCCCATCCCAACTCAAGACGCTTGGCTTCATCAACCTTTAATCGTTGATAATCCTTTATTATATAAAGCCTGAACTCTGGAGAAATCCATGATGCGAATTCAAACGCAATATCGCTATGAGCGAATGTTCCTCCGTAACGTCCAGATTTTGATACAATTCCAATAGAGTTCATGCGTTCAATCCATTGTTTTGGAGTCATAACCAGACGCCCTGGCGTATTTCTAACCGATTGGAATTCCATACGGTTAAAGTTTGGATTATATAGGTTTTCCCATGTAGCAAGGAAATCAATAGTAGAATAAGAACTGAGCCAATTGGAAATAACAATTCTTGGATCTTCTTGATTTTTCCTTTTCGCCATATCTGTGAGGGAAATGTAATCACTGTTATTATCGCTTCCAATGATTACCGCTATTTCTGTTCCGTTTGCATTTATTTTCATTTTATATCTCCTTATCCGTCCTGTTGCAGCAGGGCGGGGTTTTTATTTATTATTCCATAAATAGAGCATCATCAATAGTGAGATACTCTCCGTCATGTATGGTCAAATAGGTTGCAGTTGAAAAATATCCAGTATCGACTCTGTCATCACGGTTCCACGGGAAAGACGAATTCCAAATTTTGTATGATCCACCTGATGTAGTGGTGTTTATAATCTTGTATTCTCCTGCAGGAATATGAGTGCCTACTTTGAACGTGCCTGATCCTTTGTTGAGTACAAGCTCAGTAACATCACTTGATGGTACAGCCATAGCACCTTCTATTTCAACATAGTTGCCTTCTGTAAGCGTGTAAATAACGCAATAATCGAAGTATTCGGAATCCACTCTGTCAGAACCATTACTGTCCGTTGTTTCTTTCAACGATCCACCGTATTTCCCGGTGCAGAAAAACACATACTCACCTGCGGGAATATCTTCTCCGACCCTATACTGGCCGTCCATGTATTTCGTCTCATATTCGCCGATAGGAGTAGTGGTATCCATTTTACTGGCAACTATTCCATCACGTTCTGATATAAGGGCATTCACTTCTGAATCAATTTCTACCATCCTGTCAAATCCTTCATCAGCGGTTACTATGACACTGCCAATAATGACCGAAACAAAAATAACTGCGAGTGTTTTTTTCATATTCTTACCTCCTTCATTCAAACGGCTTCTTCCCCTTCAGAAAATCCAATCTGATTTCACTCTCCCATACCTTCTTCTGATACTTCTGATACGTAGCTTCATCGGTGGCCTCCATCATGCGAAGACGCGCACGCTTGATCTTCCCTTCCAGAGACTTGATCATGTCCTTCTCTGTCCGCCTGTTTGCGCGGATGGCCTGCTGCCTGCGTTTCTCAAATTTGGACAGCGGTACAGGCGTCATGTCTGCGGCCTCGATCTGTTCGTGCGCTGCGTGCTCGATCTGCTGAACGTCTGCCTTCTGGAAGTCATCATGTTCGATGTGCCACATTGCATGCTCGTAAGCCTTCTGGCGATGGGCAAGGTCGAGACGGGCATCAATGTAGATGGTATGGCCATCCTTGCATGGTGTCACATATTCGTCAATGCCATCAGGCAAGTCTACGAGATAAACGAAAACATCTCCGATTCTTTCCATAGCGGTCACCTCCTTCTGTATCTTCTATTATCACCTCCTTGTGTCCGCACACGCGGACATTACTCATCTTTGTTGGTCGCTTTCATAGCTGTGGCCATCTGAGCGAGCAACTGTAATTTTTCGGGCGGCAAATCTCTGGAAGCGGACAGCAGGATACGCTGATCGGGATTGTCCAGAAGTTCTTGTGCAAGGGCAGCGGTTTCTTGATTGATGTAGTAAGGTGGCGTATTCGGAACTTCCATGCTATCAGATTCTCCGCTTATCCACAGTGGGTTCACATTTGTTGCCTCTGCTATTGATTTGAGGATTGCAATTTTAACACGATCAAAATCTCCGCTTTCGTATCTTGAAATGGTTGACGGGGATACATTGATTCTTTTGGCAAGTTCTTTCTTGTTGATTCCGGTCTGCTCTCTTGCGATGCGTATTCTTCTCCCAATCAATACGCTTGCTTCCTTCGTCATCATGAACGCCTCCATTTCCTTAATCTATGTGTGAACATTATATCACGGTGTTTTGCGGAGCGCAACAATTAAATAATGCAATGATAAATATTTTTGCATTAAGCTATTGACATTTACATAATGCAATGTTATCATAAACTTGTTCCAATTGCATAGCGCAAATTACAAGGAGGTGATATTGGAATGATTAATGAAAGAAAAATCAAAGCAAGAATGGTGGAACTTGGTCTTACACAAAAAGATGTTGCCGATAAAAACTGTTGGGATTGCTCACTCCCTACTGTTAGCCAGAAACTGAACGGTGCAAGACCAATTTTTCTGGAAGAAGCCAATTCGCTAGCAAAGCTTCTACATTTGTCTGAGGCTGAGTATTATGACTTTTTTTATGCCGAAACAATTGCGTAGCGCAAATTTCAAAAAAGGAGGTGGGAAAAACGAACTTATGAAGACTTTCCACAAAGAGGACGATAGCAAGGAGGTGAACACACTTGGCAAACTGGAAAGGATCACTCCTGTTGGAGGTAGACATCAACAACGATAACTTTTTCTCGTTGCTTGAAAAAGCTGAGAGCCAGATGGAGGAACTCAGAAAGACACTTGAAGAGCTGAAAAGACAGGTAAAAGTAAAAAACGTGCCTGTCGAAGAATGACAGGCACATTCGGATTACTGCTGATTCAGATAATTGACAATTTGCTTGCGGAATTCATCAAGAACATAGAAAGTCTGCCTTGCCAGTTCGTTAATGTCACTCTCGGAAACTGGCTCAGATCCGCCTTCTTTGTACTTGTTTCGGATTTCGTCAGAATAATCAATCAGTATCTGATTCAAAACAGGAAGGAGGTAGACATGGACATTCAAAGCACTCCAAAGGTCATGTACCTATGTGATGGAGCAGTGCCAACATGTTCAAAAACGCACTGCTATCGAAACGGAGGAACGTGCTTTAAAACTTCCGATATTGAGCACGCTGTGAATTTCAAGAAATGGGGGAGCGGAAGCTACTCTGAAATATCTCAATTGGAGAAAGCTGAAGCCAGAGAGGGCCCCAATAAAGAAGCCCTCGTTCCGGACGATCTTATCGATTTGCCTTGATGAAATCGATTAACTTTGGAGTGGCAGCAATTTCAAGAATTCTGTTTTCGCCTTCATCCAGAGTTAAAAAGCCTTTGCGCCTTAATTCATATAAACCTTTTTCAAGCTCGGGCGTATATGGATTATCCGCAAAGAACTTCTCTGTATTTATTTCATTATTTTCTACACAGGCGATAACAGCTTTTGTAATGCGACCATGAGACATAACGGATTCTCCTTTCTTTTATACTCAGCCGGTACCAGCGGCCTGTAATTACATTATAGAAGGAGCCGATATAAGAAACAAGGAGACAAACATGAAGAAAGACAAAGACGATTGGATCGAAAAGATAGACAGAGAAATCATCCATTTTCTGTTGACGATTTCCCTGTCTGCACTGACAGCTATGGCAATCACTTTGTTAGCCACAAGGTAAGCAAGGTGGTTACTGCGGAAACAATGATAGGAACAAGGATGCTCCTGAGTAAAAACAACCGGATCTTTACCCATTCGAGGTATTCGCGATGGATCCCGGCAGGAGTCAGACGTGATTCAGAACCATTCGAGTCACATATTAAATATCCGTCTGATTCTAACAATTCAATAATACCCACGATTTCATTGGAATATTTGGATAAGTCAACACACTGGGATGGATCCTCCAGCAAGAAGAAATTAAATTCGCCGATATATCTGGTGAATGATGATTCCGAGTAATTGGTAAGTTTCTGGAATTGCTTCAAAACGGCTTTAGCTTGTCTTGTTAGCATAGGACACCTCCTTTGATGGAATTGTATCACATCACCAGGAGAACGTAAACGTAACAAGGAGACAAACATGAGCAACGAAAAACTAATATCGTGGAAACGGCATCAGGGTCCGATGCACGCGGTACTTCGCCGGTATGGCATCGGAAAGCCTGACAGATATGACAGAGGCGTCTGGATAAGCGAGGCGGATCTGTCCGAGATCCTCGCCCGTATGAAATCGGATCCGACACGGATCGAGGCGGGCGGAAGGATCTTCGTACAAGGCACAAATCAACACAACCATGTTGAAGCGAATGACTTCATTCGGCTGTTCGGAAAGGGGTGAACATATGAAAGCGGAAAAAGAATTGACGGCAAGAGATTTGACGGCGTTTGTGTACCAGCCGCTTTATACAGTCAAGGAGACGGCAGGCATTCTGAAGACAAGCGTCAATGCAGTATATGAACTGATGAATGCGGGGGAGCTGCCATACCTGATCCTTGGAAAGAAAAAAATCAGGGGTACTGATCTGAGAAACTTTATCGAAGGCTATCCAACAGAGGGGAGTAGAGGGGCATGAAGAAACTGTTTTACATCGGAGCGGCAGGATTTGTTTTGTCTGGAATGTTATTGGACACTCGGATCTGGTGGTTGGCATTGATCGGAGTCCTGGGATTTCTTGCCCTTGCAGCATACGCTTACCAGCATTTAGACATAAGTGATCTGGAACCGATGGCAGTACAGCAGAAGAAGGAAGCAAACAGACAGCGTACTTTTACGGAATGGATAACTTCCGTAGAAATGAAAATGCCCTGATGGATTTTGGAGAGGCATCAGGGCAAGGATGAAAAGCTTAGGACTCTTTTCATCCTCATTATAAATCAGAAAGTGAGGGATTGTCAATTTGAGTATGAAGATCAACAAACTGGAGATCGAGAACGTGAAGCGCGTCCGGGCAGTGCGGATCGAACCCACGAAGGACGGCCTGACAGTGATTGGCGGAAACAATGAACAGGGGAAGACTTCCATTCTGGATGCGATCACCTGGGCGCTGGGCGGAGACAACTACAGGCCGTCTGCACCGAGACGGTCCGGATCGGAGATCCCGCCGGTGATCAAGATTACGATGAGCAACGGCCTGATCGTAGAACGGAAAGGCAAGAACAGCGACCTGAAGGTTACGGACCCGACTGGCCGGAAGGGCGGGCAGCAGCTCCTGAATGAGTTCGTTGAAGCCCTGGCGCTGAATCTTCCTAAGTTCATGGAATCTTCCGGGAAGGAAAAGGCCAACACCCTGCTCAGGATCATCGGCGTTGGTGACAAGCTGACCGAACTGGAAATGAAGGAAAAGGAGATCTACAATGAACGGCTTTATGTTGGCCGGACAGCAGACCAGAAAACTAAGTTTGCAAAAGAACAGCCGTATTATCCGGATGCTCCGGATGAACTGGTGAGCCCGTCGGAGCTGATCCGGCAGCAGCAGGAGATCCTTGCAAAGAATGGCCGGAACCAGCAGCTCAGGCTTCAGGCAAATGAATTGGAACGCAGAGTGACAGAATTGGGAAAACAGGTATCAGAAGCGTATGGCAAGGCTGCGGAATGGGAAAAGAAAGCGAAAGAGCTCGAACGTCAGTATAACGAAGTGTACCAGGACAAGGAAGCAGCGTTCCGGACAGCTGAAGATCTGCAGGATGAATCCACGGAAGAGCTCGAAAGAAACATCGCGAACATTGATGAGATCAACAGGAAGGTCCGTGCTAATCTGGACAAACAGAAGGCGGAGGATGATGCGAGGATCTATGCCGCGCAGTATGATCAGCTGACCGGAAAGCTGGAGGAAGTACGGAACCAGAAAACAGCGCTCCTGGACAATGCGGAACTTCCGCTTCCGGGGCTTTCTGTGGCGGACGGTGAACTGACCTATCTTGGCCAGAAGTGGGACAACATGTCCGGATCTGAGCGCCTGAGGGTTGCGACCGCCATTGTCAGGAAGCTGAATCCTCAGTGCGGTTTTGTCCTTCTGGACAAGCTTGAGCAGATGGATCTGGCCACGCTGGAAGAGTTTGGCAGGTGGCTTGAGCAGGAAGGTCTGCAGGCAATCGCAACCAGGGTCAGCACCGGGGATGAATGCAGCATCATTATTGAGGATGGTTATGTTGTAAAAGACCAGGTGAAAAAAGAACAGCCGCCGGTCATAGACTGGCATGATATTCAGCTGTAAAGGAGTAAGAACATGCCAGCATTTGTAGATATTACCGGGGAAAAGTACGGGCGGCTTCTTGTCGTTTCAAGAGCTCCGAACTCATGTGGGAGAACTGCATGGCATTGCGTGTGTGATTGCGGGAATAAAAAGATCGTAACAGGAAATATGCTAAGAAGCAGAAAAATTAACAGTTGCGGATGCATAAAGGTTGAGAACTGCAGGAATCAGGCTAAAAAGGCAGGGGATGTAAGAGGAAAACAGCTTTTGATACACGGCGGATCCGGAACGCGTCTCTATCATGTTTGGAAAAGCATGCGTGACAGATGCTCTAATCCAAATAACGAGTGCTACAAAGATTATGGAGGACGAGGCATTCATGTATGTAATGAATGGGAAAACTTTGAGGTGTTTCGCGCCTGGGCGCTGCAGGCAGGATATGACGAAAACGCAAAGATAATGGATTGCACAATAGACCGCATAGATAACAACAAGGGATATTCTCCGGATAATTGTCATTGGGTTAATATGGCAGTCCAGTGCATGAACAGAAGAAAAAGGAGAAAGGCTGTATGAAAGTAGTCAGAGGGAAATTGCAAAAGCCCAAGAAGATCCTTGTATATGGACCTGAGGGGATAGGTAAAACCACGTTTGCGTCACAGTTTCCAGATTCCTTATTTATTGATACTGAAGGAAGCACGGGCGAGTATGACGTGGCAAGAACAGAGACACCGACGTCATGGGGACACTTAAAAGCAATTGTGCAACAGGTGGCCGCAGAAAGACCATGTGCAACACTCGTGGTTGACACATTAGATTGGGCAGAAAAGATGTGCGTAAAGTCTGTATGCGATGAGCATCAGTGGGACGCGATCACGGATCCTGGATACGGCAACGGTTATACGCATGTGTTCAATCAATTTGGTAAGCTTCTGAATCTTTTAAATGAAGTCATAGACGCAGGCATGAATGTAGTGTTGACAGCGCATGGCGCCCTTCGGAAGTTTGAACAGCCGGATGAACGTGGGGCATATGACAGATGGGCGTTGAAGCTTATTGATACGCCTAAATGCTCAATCGCACATATGGTCATGGAATGGAGCGATGCTATATTCTTCGCAAATTACAAAACCATTGTAATTACAGATCCGAAGACCAAGAAATCTAAGGCTCAGGGTGGCCAGAGGGTCATGTATACATCCCATCATTCCTGCTGGGACGCAAAGAACCGCTACGGCCTTCCGGAAGAGCTGCCGTTTGATTATGCACAGATCCGGCACGTGATCGAGAGCGGACAGCCGGTCAACCCGGTTTCGGCTCCGATGCCTTCTCCGGATCCGGCGGAAGAAGTGCCGGAGAAAAGCAAAAAGAAGCCTGCGAAAGCGCCGGAAACAGCTGAGCACGTACCTGAGAAGCCTGTGACGCATGAAGACATGATGCAGGAACGGCCGGTCCGTGATGAGGATCTGGATAAACGGATCCCGAAAGCGCTCCGTGACCTGATGCTTCACGACAATATCAGCGAATGGGATATCGAAAACTTTGCCGTAAATAAAGGCTTTATCCCGTACGGAACGAAGCTGATCGACTTTGAAAAGGTAAGTCCGGGCATCATTGACGGCCTGTTTGTTGCCCAGTGGACGAAAGCAAGGGATCAGATCAAGCAGGCCAGAAGAGACGAAGAGATACCATTTAACTAAGGAGGAGAAGAAATGGCGAATACAGGTTACGAATTGGATTGGGACAGCACGATAGAGCAGGATGAGCAGCAATACGTGGTCATTCCAGAAGGGGATTATGACTTTGTTGTTGATCACATTGACAGGACTTTTGTCGGTGACAATTCAGAGAAGTACAAGGGTGCCAAAATGGCAACGGTGTACATGAACATACAGGTTCCCGGGCAGGAGCCTGTCTCACTCCGGGAAAACTTCATCCTGCATTCAAACTTTGCATGGAAGATCGGGAGCCTCCTGGTCAGCACAGGCCTGAAGAAGAAGGGGGAACCGATCCAGGGAAATTACTGGTCACGTCTTCCTGGAACACGCGGCAGGTGTAAGATCGTGCAGAATGAAAGCAAAGGAAAGACTTACAACAATGTCCAGTCATTCTATGAACCGGATGACAAGAAGGATACCGGAGGGAATAAATGGGTGATCTGATGCAGTTGCGGCCTTACCAGCAGGAAGCACATGACGCGGTCATGTCCATGTGGGATGCCGGCGCCGATAAACTCCTGCTGGTCCTTCCGACAGGCACAGGAAAGACCATTGTATTCTCAGCAGTGACCTGTGACCGGGTACGGGAGGGCAGCAGGGTGCTGATCCTCGCACACAGGGGGGAACTCCTCGAACAAGCAGCGGATAAGCTGAGGAAGAGCACCGGCCTCGGCAGTGCCCTCGAAAAGGCTGAATCGACATGCCTCGGATCCTGGTACCGCGTGGTGGTCGGATCTGTCCAGACGCTCATGAAGGAAAACAGGCTGAAAAAGTTCCCTGCGAATTATTTTGGGACGATCATCGTTGATGAAGCGCATCACGTGATCTCTGACAGCTACCAGCGTGTGCTTCAGCATTTTCCTAAGGCAAAAGTCCTTGGAGTTACGGCAACACCCGACAGAGGTGACATGAAGGATCTGGGGACATACTTTGAACAGATAGCCTACGAATACACGTTACCGCAGGCCATCCATGAAAAGTACCTGTGCCCGATCATGGCCAGAACGATCCCTCTTAAGATCGACATCTCGCAGGTCGGTGTTCAGGCCGGTGACTTTAAGGTTGGGGAGATCAGTACAGCACTGGATCCGTATTTGGACCAGATCGCAACAGAAATGGAAAACTACTGCAGGAACCGCAAGACTGTGGTCTTCCTGCCTCTTGTAAAGACATCACAGAAGTTCCGCGATATCCTGAAAAGCCATGGATTCCAGGCTGCAGAGGTAAACGGGAACAGCGAAGACAGGGCAGAAGTCCTGCAGGATTTTAATAACGGCAAATACAACGTGCTGTGCAATTCCATGCTCCTTACTGAAGGATGGGACTGCCCGTCCGTTGATTGCATAATCGTGCTGCGGCCTACCAAGGTCAGAAGCTTGTACTGCCTGGATGAAAAAACGGAGGTTTTAACGGAAAGTGGATGGAAGTCTGACGTGAAAATTGGCGAAAATGTTGCCGCGTTTGATCTTCAATCGGAGGAAATAGTGTTTACACCTACCATTGCTAAGGTCAGAAGGCCGTTAATGCAAGATGAATTCTTCTGTACGCTTAAAGGACAAAGCTCCGATATCCGGGTGACAAACAGGCATCGAATAATTTTTGACAACAAAAGAAAAAAAGGCTGGAAGATTAAACCTGCAGAAGCAATAGCAGATATGAAAGACGGTTGCTACATACCTGTGTCCGGCAGTAATGTATTCCCCGGTGTGCCATTAACAGACGACGAACTCCGCTTTATCGGCTGGGTAATGACAGATGGTAGTATCAATAAACTCAATAACGCCATTACGATCACTCAAGAGTCGCATCAACCATGGATCGAGGAAATACAGAAATGCATAAACGGCTGCGGATTCAAGTACAACCGCCTTGAGAGATTTGACGATAGTGGATACAAGCGGACCAGTCCAGTCGTATGCTGGACAATTAGCAAAGGCAAGCCGAGAGGCCGAGACAAACATCTTCGAGGCTGGGGCGCCCTTGAGAAATACATCTCAAAAGATCTAAGCAAAGAACTTTTTGAGATGACAGAGGAACAGTTTGACGTTATGCTTCATGCTATTCATCTTGGAGACGGACACAAGCAGCATGCGAAAGGCTGGATTCAAAGGTCTTACCATATTTCAAAAGGGAACAAAGCTTTTATTGAAAACCTTCAGTTAATGGCTATTCAGAGAGGATGGAGAGCAAACATATCGGAGGATATGACTACAAATCAAAATCCTATCTACACAATCCATCTGAAAAAGCAAAAATTTATCAAAGTAGGCGCAAAGCATGGACAGCATGCTGCTTGGGTAAAAGAAGGACATACAGATGAAATGTGTTGGTGCGTGCAAAACAAGTTTGGATCTTTAGTCACCAGAAGAAACGGTAAAGTTACCATTCTTGGTAATTGTCAGATGGTAGGGCGTGGGACGAGACTGTTCCCGGGCAAAGATCATCTGCTGCTTCTTGACTTCCTCTGGCTGACAGACAGGCACGATCTCTGCCATCCTGCGTCACTGATCTGCGAGGATCCGGAAGTGGCGCAGCGAATGACAGAGAACCTCGCACAGGATCTGATGGGAGCTGACCTGGAAGAAGCGGAAAAACAGGCATCTGAGGATGTGCAGGCTCAGCGCGAGGAAGCGCTTGCGAAGCTTCTGGCAGAGCAGAAACGGAAGAAAAGCCGCCTGGTGGATCCGCTGCAGTTTGAAATGTCCATCATGGACATGGACCTGATCAACTATGTTCCGCCTTTCGGTACGGCGATGCAGCCGCCTACAGAATCCCAGAAGAAGACGCTGGAGAAGCTCCAGATCAATCCTGACGGGGTAGAAAGCTCCGGGAAGGCAGACCTGCTGATAGACAGAATCTATGACAGGAGAAGCAAGGACCTGGCCACACCAAGGCAGATCCGGCAGCTGGAGAACAGGGGTTTTGAAAATGTCGGTACATGGTCATTTGAACAGGCCAGGAGGCTGATCGACAGGATCGCCGGCAACGGATGGCGGACACCGTTTGACATTAACCCAAAGACCTACGTCCCACCGAAGATCGAGGCGGATGCAGGCTTGGGATGGTAAGGGGGAATTATGGAGTATAAGACCGATATCCGGGTACTTCTTGATTATATCAATCCTTCCATATGCTCTTACCAGGAATGGACGGATATAGGGATGGCGCTCAAGCATGAAGGCTATCCGGTCACGGTATGGGATGAATGGAGCCAGAGGGATTCCGGCCGGTATCATCGCGGCGAATGCGAAAAGAAATGGAATTCCTTCAACGGATCCGCATCGCCGGTAACTGGTGGCACGATCTACCACATGGCTGTTGCAGGCGGGTACCGTCCGGAAACAGGCTATGAACTGGACTGGGACAGCACGATCGATTCAGACGGTATTGTGGTAGACGCCGCCTGGGTTGAGAACCGGGACGTTCAGGCGCCTCCGGAGTGGCACCCGGGAGAACAGCTGATCCTGTACCTTGAAACTTTGTTTGAGGCCGGAGAAAACGTCGGGTTTGTTACCCGGTCATGGAAGAACGAAAAGGGAAAATATATCCCGAAAGACAAAGGCAGCTATAACAAGACAGCCGGCCAACTGATCGAGGAGCTGACGAAGGCCGGCGATGATATCGGTTCTGTGGTCGGCGATTATGACAAGGACGGCGGCGCATGGATCCGGTTCAATCCGCTGGACGGGAACGGTGTCCGAAACGAGAACGTAACGGATTTCCGTTATGCGCTCGTGGAATCGGACGATATGGAGATCGAAAAGCAGAATGCGCTTCTCCGGGAACTTGAGCTGCCTATCGCGGTCCTGGTGCATTCTGGAAAGAAATCCCTGCACGCAATCGTGAAGATCGATGCAGCTGATTATTCGGAATACCGGAAGCGGGTCGATTACCTCTATGAGATCTGCGAGAAGAACGGAATGGTGATCGACAAACAGAACCGGAACCCTTCCAGATTATCACGGATGCCGGGATGCATCCGCGGAGACCAGAAACAGTACATCGTTGATACCAATATCGGCAGGTCATCATGGAACGATTGGAAAGACTGGATAGAGTCTGTAAACGACAATCTGCCGGACATGGAAGACCTTGCGGATGAATGGAACAATATCCCGGATCTTGCGCCGGCACTGATAGGCGGAATGCTCCGGGAAGGCCACAAGATGCTCATATCAGGCCCGTCTAAGGCGGGTAAGTCCTTCGCCCTCATAGAACTATGCATAGCCATTGCAGAGGGCAGGAAATGGCTCAGATGGGACTGTACGAAGGGAAAGGTGCTGTATATCAACCTGGAACTGGACAGGGCGTCCTGCCTGCATCGTTTCAAGGACGTTTACGCTGCTATGCAGCTGAAACCGGAGAACCTTAGAAATATTGATATCTGGAACCTGAGGGGCAGGGCGGTACCGATGAACCAGCTGGCGCCGAAGCTGATCCGGCGTGCCCAGAAGCGCGGATACAAAGCGATCATCCTGGATCCTATCTATAAGGTGATCACCGGGGATGAGAACAGCGCCGACCAGATGGCTCAGTTCTGTAACCAGTTCGACCTGATCTGCAGGGAGCTCGGGTGTGCAGTGATCTACTGCCATCACCACTCAAAAGGTTCACAAGGGCAGAAGAAAGCCATTGACCGGTCAAGCGGATCAGGCGTGTTTGCCCGCGATCCGGATGCCGTGATCGACCTGATCGAGCTGGAGCTGACGGATGAAATGAAGGACCAGCAGGAAAATAAGGCTGTGTGCCAGGCATGCAAAGCATACCTGGACGCACACTGGAAGTGGCAGGACGACCTGTCTCAGGATGACCTTCTGAACCAGAAAAAGATCTATGCTTACTGCGAAAACGTCCTCGATAAGTGGCAGATGAACGCGCTGAAATATGAGGTCGATCAGGCACGCAGAGAAGCCGGATCTATGACGGCCTGGAGGATAGAAGGAACACTCCGGGAGTTCCAGAGATTTGAGCCGGTGAACCTGTGGTTTAAGTATCCGATACACCTGCTGGATCAGTCAGACACGCTCAAGAATGTTACGCCTGAGTTTGAAAAATCGGTGTTTGAAATGCGCCAGGAGGCCAGAATCGAAAGGGCAAAAAAGGATAAGGAAGAGAAGATCGATGCGTTCACGATCGCATTTGAAAGCCTGGAAGGAGAGGACGGAAAAGTTCTCGGACAGGACATAGCGGACCAGACCGGCTGGGTCGAAAAGACCATGAGAGGCTGGTTCAGCAACGGCACAAAAAGGAACGTTGAGCTCTGCAAGCTGTTTGAAAAAACCACCAAAGATGGAGACAGCAGAGTCTATTACCAGCGGAGAAAAAAGCCTGAAAAGGGTGCGACGTAATGGGTGCGACCGACGTGTCGCAGGGTGCGATCGCACTTGGGTGCGACAGTACTAGTTGTATCGCACCCTAAAAACGGAGTTTGGGGTGCGCAAAAGGGTGCGACTTTACTAGTAGTATCGCACCCACTTGGGTGCGACGTAGGGGTGCGATTCTGCTAGTAAAGTCGCTACTGGGTGCGACCGACCTCATATATATTACATATATATGTGCGTCGCACCCACACACACTTGGGTGGGATGAGACGGCGAATGCTCACGCCGTCGTCTCACCCAGCACAGTGTTGGTGTGGGCCACCAACCTATCGCAGGATGAAAAAGGAGGAGGTAAAATGTTCGACCTGAAAACACTGAAAAATGACCAGGCGCGGATCGCGTTCCTGGAAGATTACCGGAACTTTGATAATGGATGGTACCTCTGGAAAGAAGATGAAGATCTCGACCGCCGTATGTGGAGACTTAATATCGAGGGCTGTACGCTGATCGTTGAGGAACGCCGGCAGACAACTTTTAATCCGTACATCAGGGAAGAAGAACGGATCAAGTGGTTCGTGTTCAAATGGTATGTTGTTACGGACTGGCATCGGCCGTTTGAGGACAATGCCGGATCCCGGACTATGGCTCTGCAGAAACTGAAAGAGGTGACCAGACAGTGATCGAATTCTTTATGGGCATGGTCCCGCCGACGGTAACAGCTCAGGAACATAAAGTCACGGTCCGGAACGAGAAGGCTGCATTCTATGATCCACCGGAGGTAAAGGCTGCCAGACAGAAATTGACTTCCCATCTGGCAAGGCACGTTCCGGAGGATATGTACCGGGGTCCGGTCCGGCTGGTGGTTAAATGGCTGTTCCCTGTCGTTGGCAATCATGAGGACGGGGAGTGGAAATCGACCAAGCCGGACACGGACAACCTCCAGAAGCTCCTGAAGGACTGCATGACCCGCTGCGGATTCTGGGTGGATGACGCGCTGGTGGCTTCGGAGCTTGTGGAAAAGTTCTGGTCGAACATCCCGGGGATCTGGATCCGGATCGAGGAGCTGACATGACAGAGGACTATTATCACATCATCACAGACCTGTGGAGGCTGTTCCGCTGCTTTCTGGCAGCGCCGGACGCCTTCTCACAGGCCTGGTGGCAGCGGTGGGTGGATGAGACGAACAGGTTTAAGGACCGGCCGCAATATGAATTCACAAAGAATCTTGCCTGTACATTTACTGCAGAGCTGGAACGGCTCAGAAAGGTCAAACATGGGGAAGAAGAAAAAGCTTGAAAAGTTCAGATGGGAAACATGTGCGCATGTCCAGTCGATCGGTGAGTATGCTGTTTTTGTAAAACCGACCTGCAGAAGCGCTGATCTGCACAGGCCGCGCGGTATATCGGTCGTTGCAAAACACAGATGCCTGGAATGTCCGCACTGGGAACCGAAACAGGAGGTGTGATGATGGTCGCGGAGCGGATCGGGAAGAACATCAAGAGGGAATTTGAAAAGACAGGCCTCAGCATGAGGGAGTTTTCTGCCCGATGTGAACACTCTGACACAGCGGTCAGGCGGTGGGTGTACGGGCTCGGGATCCCGAATGCTTACGGGCTGTACTTGGTGAGCAAGGTGTGTGGCTGCACCATGGAGAGCCTGATGGAAGGAGTAGAGGATGAGTGATCAGAAAATTAAAGCAGATTCCGGCAAGGTGAGGCTGTCACTTGTGCCGAGTGCGGTCATATACGCCATAGCACGGATACGGATGTATGGAAATGCAAAGTACCCAGAAGGCGGCAAGGACAACTGGAAACAGGTCGAACCAGAACGCTACCGTGACGCCATGTACCGACACATGCTCGCATACATTGATGATCCGCAAGGAGTGGACGTTGAGAGCGGCCTTCCGCACTTGTGGCATTTATGTTGCAATGCCGCTTTCTTGTGCGAATTGGAGGGGTTCGATGGAACAGAGATGTGGTAACTGCCTTTGGCAGGATGATGGGTTCTGTGATCTTGATCTGCGAGATGTGGACGATGATGAACCGGCCTGCAGAAAGTGGGACAGGAAGGATGTGGGGAATGAAACTGTATATGATCGTCACCCGTGACGAATACGAGCTTCCCATTATCGTCGGGGACTCCGTTGCATGGATCGCGGAAAAGATGGGCGTCAAGGCGGCGTCACTGTACACGTGCTTCTCGAAAGCGAAGAATCCAAGATGCAAAGAGTACAAGTGCTACTCACGGAAGTATATCACGGTGGAGGTGGAGGATGATTGCCAAGAAAGTCAATCAGACGTGTCATAAATGTGGCCAGCAGATGAACACATGGGATGTGAGGCTGACAAAGACCTTCAAAACATATCCGACATGTGAGGATTGCTTTTGCAGAATCTATGACATGGACAAGAACGCTTTCAGGCAGCGCATGGAAGATTATCTTGACATGAGGCCATGCAAGGGAATATGAGCGAATACAACAAATTAACGCAGAGGCTCCTGGCTGAAGGATATACGGCAGACAACTATCCGGACTACGTGAAGATCGGCGGCGGAAACTTTGGCAAAGGTGATCCGCTTGATAACTTTTACGGCGGATTCGAGTATACCAGGGAATACCGCGAAAAAATGGTATTCGTGACAGGATGCGGGCTGTTCGTGGAAGGCAAGGAAATAGGATTTGGATCCATGTCCTTCAACGGCATCGAATGGACGGCGGAAAATGACTGTCCTGTCATTACATGCCCGCTCCGGCCGGATAGCTGTGACAAACGCTTCAGCCAGAGCCTCGGTGGCGCTCATGGTGGTGGCCTCTGCAAAATCTTTCAGTGCGATTTGCGACAAACGGATGAGCCGTATGACTATGAAAGATCCATCAGGAAAGTCAAGAATGACATCGATGCCGAACAGCACAGACAGCTTGAGGAATACATCCGCAGAAAGAAAGGTCACTACTGTGTCTGGCATGCCCATTATAACTATTGGTCGAAAACATGGAAACAGGTATACAATCCGATACAATGTGCGAGGATGTGTCAAAACATCGGAAAGACCTGTGATCTGAGCGGCAAGGAAATCAGCAAGAAGCGCGGAAATGTGTTCTACGATGTGAAGGTCTCATGGATCCACAACGAAGGAGATCTGTTCGATGGACAGGAAGAGGTTCACATCACGAGAGGCGTCCGGTTCCTGGATCATCCGACAAGCGTCACTATATGCGAGCAGATTGCCAAAAGATGCCGACAGGATATCATTGACAGAGAAATCCACAGGCGCCATACGGAAATATACCTGAACGGAATAAAAGTCGAGGTGTTGAATATCCGTGTGGAGCAACGCGAGAGCCGGGATCTGCTGCAGGATCTGGAAGACCTGAAGGCCGGGATCGAGATCAGATATGATTCGGACGATAAGAAAGCGATAAAAGAAGCAAAGAGCGCGCGCCGTAAAGAAGCCAAGGAAGCCAAGGTCAGGAAGATCGAAAAGAAAATACTGGATGTCGGCTATGACAATCTGGAAGATGACAGATATAAGGCTGACAGGCTTCTGACTCCGGAACGGATCGAGGAACTGGAAGAGGAACGGAAAAGGATTCTGATCGAAAAGGAGAATGATCCGAAACAGATGAGTTTGTTCGATTTGGAGGGATTTGTATGAGCATCGAATCATACGGAATGATGTGCAGCTATAACGATGCCATCGCATGGGCAGAGCGACAGCCTGACAGCACCGTCAAGGATTGTGCTATACGGCGGATGCGGTACGAGCGTGACAAGACCACACCTGTCAGACCGAAATACCACAAGGGACACTATGGCAAGAAGTACGATACCTGGTCTTGCGGAAACTGCGGCGCTGGTCTGCCGGAAGCCCATTGGAGATTCTGCCCGCAATGTGGCTTTGCGATTGCAAAGAGAGAGGTGACCGAATGAAAGGCGCTGAACTCATGGCACAAAAAGTCGTCGACAACCGCGAGGAGACACCCGAAGAGGCGAAGATACGCCGCGAGACGGTCTGCAGGGCCTGTAAGTTCCACGATAATCATTCGATGGTGTGCAATTATTATAGCGACACGGGAAAGCTCCGTAAGTGTGCGCCATCCAGATGCATGGAGCTTGGAATATGGCAGGCAGGGAAACGTAGGAAAGCACCGACGCAGATCAGCCTGGTGCCGAAAAGCCCGGTGTTTATACCGTAGAGGGAGGCAAGTACATGAATTTTATAAAAGGGGTGCCGCCTAAACTGTTCAAAGATCAATTTGGCATGTATACAGGCGGAGAGAACCGTGCAGGATGGCACGGAGATATGGATCGCTGCTGGATCGATAACGATAATGACATCTGTGTATGTTCGCGATTGATCAGGACCCAGTTCGGAAATGTCGAACATGTGACCATAAGCAGGGGCACATTATCCACCGACGGTTCCGGAGGCTTCACATGGGCAGAGAAGCAGGAAATCAAGGACAAGCTGTTTGGTGAGAACCGCTTTGCCATTGAGGTCTATCCTAAACGCAAGAATCTCGTTGATGTGTCTGACGTATACCATCTCTGGGTGTTCGACAAAAAGGTTGATATGCCTTTCGGAATCTCGAAAGGTGAATACGTCCCGGCGATAAACCGGGGATACAACGTCAGCCAAGCGGATCTGCAAAAGATGAAAACTGACTATGTGAGGACAGGGAAGCTATGAGTGAGAGGACGTACTGGATAGAAAAAACAGGTATATGTAAGGGCTGCGATCAGGCCGATATGGTTCTGTGGAAAAGTGGAAATGATGCGTTTATCGATTGCAAACATGAGGCTGCATGCAAGAGGGTCGAAAAGCTGTTGACGGAGGTGGGAAATGATCAAAAAGAAAGCTGATGTGGTTGAGATCGTGATCATGGCAGAAGATGCTTTCAAGGCTCTTGCGGATCTGGAAAGCTTGATCGTATACCTCAGATGCAAAGATGGATCCAAAGAGTTTCAGAAATCGCTTCAGACGGCGGTTGAATGCATGCAGGCTTTCTGTGTAGAGCATTTTGAGAAGGAGCTGAATGAATATGAACAAGCAGGACATACTGCAGATCCTGAAGACCATAGCTGAAAAAGAAAAAGCTGATGGCTGTAGCGGGTGTGCTTTCATGGACACAGATGAATGGGAGATGCCATGCAGGAGGTGCAAGAGGAATACGAAGGATTATTGGAGGGCGAAGGATGACAGTGAAGGAATGGAAAGAGGAACTATCGTTTTTTGACGATGATGCAGACGTCATCTTTGAAGTAGACGATGAGTTTGAACCAGAAGAAATCACGGAAAGCAAATATGGATGGCATACAGTAAGACTCAACAGTAAGCTAAAACCGACATTCATCGGAGATTTGCACGGTGATTGTCGTGTTGAGCTTGGATTGGAGAGTGAATGATGAGGCATTGCGAAGAATGCGGCTTTCTTGGTTATAGCGGTTATGAATATCCAGAGAGCTATTGCACCGTAGGAGTGCGGGATGATGATCCGAAGTTTGACGAAGACAGCCAGGGCTGCGGATGCAGATACAATCTCCGGACGCTCAGAAAGATGCAGAAAGAAAACGATCATGCCGAGTATCTTTGCTATCTGGGTTATGACAATTTTATGCTGATGCCGACAGTGGAATACACAGAAGAGAATAAGAAAATCCTGGAGCGTCATCGTGAACTGATGAGACATGCTCTTGGCATGGACAACAGGAAAAGTTATGTCCGGCACGGAAAGCGATTTTATCGACCATACAGGAATTATTTCTTTACCACAGAAAGAACAGTCGATTTTCCGTATTGGGAGCGGATGGTAAAAGCAAACCTTGCAGAAAAAGAGGAACAGCTAAAAGGTATCAATTATTTTGTCACTCGCAGAGGCATGGACTGGCTTGGACAGCATGACGGGATAACGATCTATGACGAAGAAGATTGAACAGGAGGGCGAAGTATGAGCGTGCTGATTAAGGGCATGAAGATGCCGGAGAACTGCCTGGAATGTAAGATAAAAGCATGGGAAGAGCGTTACAACGTATATGTGTGTCCATTCGGCGGAATACTTGAATTGTCTTGTTTGGCAAACGGAAGACGGGACGAATGTCCTCTGGTCGAACTGCCGGAGAAGCATGGTCGGCTTGTGGAGTTTATTGATGTGGCAACAGAAACAAATGACGACACTGGGTTGGAGGAGATAAATTTGGGCGAAGCATTGTCTGCGTATCTCAAAATGCGAGAAGCACCGATAGTGATTGAAGCGGAGGGCTAATTATGGATGTGAAGTTTCTTGTTGAGGCTGAATGTTTTGTTGAAAACATCGAATGTAAAGCAGGTTCGAACTCAGAAGTGGCAAAATCAATTGAAGAACTGTTTGAAAGCGAAGGAATTAAGGCGGTGGTTGAAATATTTGGACTGACATACATCAACGAATCGGAGGGCGAAGAATGAGTGAAGAACTTAAACCGTGTCCGTTTTGCGGAAACGAGCCGACAATCAGAATCTTCAAAGGCAAGGACGGATGGCGAGATAGATATGCCGTCATATGTAGATACGATGAAGGTGGATGCGGTGCAGAAAGTGGACTTTATCATTACGAGTCCGAGGCAATCGAAGCCTGGAACAGGAGGGTGAAGGATGAACTGGATCAAAAAGTTTTTCTGTAAAATCGGATGGCATTCATTCGGATATGATCTCGTTGAAACGGACGGGTATCATGGTGTCGCAAATAAGTATAGATGCAGATGGTGCGGATATGTCGGAATGGTAGATAGCCAGGGAAATCTGTTTTAATCAAGGAGGACGAAGGGTGAGTATCAAGAAAAATCCATGCCATAAATGTGGATACTACAACAAAGAAAATAATACTTGCCAGTCAAAGAAATGTTGTACAGGTACGGATGGATATATAACATTTTGGGACAGGCTTTTTTGTGAACCTTATATACTCAAAGCGGAGGGCGAAGAACCATATAGAACAAGATACGAGGTTGGTGAAGAGCATCCGGTAGCGTATGAGATTGAAGCGGAGGGCGAATGATGATTAAAAAACCTGTCAACTTTGCATGTGGGATATGGTGCGGAATGTGCTTTATCATAAACATCGTAAACGGAAGAGATGCTTTTGTTTTGTTGATAAGTGCTTTAACGACAGCAGTCAACATCACGATTGGAATATATGGGAGCGATGGTGAAGGATGAGTGAGGAATTGAAACCGTGTCCGTTTTGTGGCAACAAAGTTGAAATGGATTTTTATGTACAGGACAGTCCGTTCACGTACTGTGAATATTATTATTTTATAGAATGTTATCAGTGCGAATATAGGATGATAGAAGGATTGACAAAGTTACCAGAGGTTGCTCCAGAATTAGCTGTTGTTGCAAAGAATAACTTGAAAATGCGTTGGAACCGGAGGGCGAGTAATGGAAGAACTTAAACCGTGTCCGTTCTGCGGGGGAACTGATTTACATCTTGAATCTTTTTCTGGATGGGGAGCAGACGTAATAGTATGTTACGACTGCCTTGCAACATTCTCACAGCAAGAGATTACCTGTGAAGAAGATTTGATTGAAGCATGGAACAGGAGGGTGAAGGATGAGATCACACGAAATCGATCGTATTGAAAACGCTATCTGTCACATACAGACAGCCACTGATGTCGATCCGTGGGCGATGGAGATTGCAGTGAAAGCGATGGAAAAGCAGATACCAAAAGTTCCAGTGATGGATTATGGATTCGCAGAAAAAATACGTCAGGCAATGATTCGAAACGGAGATAAAGAAAAAGCAGAATATAAAACTGATTGTTGCCCTATATGCAAAAGACCTCTTGGAGTTAGTAAATTTGTTCAATCCCAAACAGGGTTGAGATTCGGTGATTTATATTGCAAGCATTGTGGTCAGGCGATTTTGTGGGAGTGATGAAAATGACGAGCGATGAGGCAATCAGCATCTTGACAAGCCTTCAGGAGCCTGAAGCGTGGGAGCCACAGGTAACGGAGAAAGTCTTCACGGCGTTGCAGATGGCGATCGAAGCACTTGCAAAGGACATAAATGTCCCTAGCAACGATTGCATTTCACGGGAAGCGGCTATTGATTCGATGACAAACACGTTATGGCATTATCCAAATGAGTTGTATCGAAATCTCAAGGAATATGAGTTTGCAAAAGGCTTAGCAGAATTGGGATTAAAAAGTGTACCATCCGCACAGCCAGAACGGAAGAAGGGGGAGTGGACGAAAGACAACGCTTGTGAATTTTGTGGATTTAAGCCGTGGTACGAAGGCGATATCCATACGCTATCGTACTGCCCGAACTGTGGTGCGGATATGAGAGGTGAATGATGAAATACATAGCAATATTTGATGTTCCAGATGGTTATGGAATCGGTTGTGCTGTTGCGAAGGTTGCCCCTAAAGGCAAGGAAAGATACGATGAAGAGGACTTAGACAACGCATATGCACAAGTAGAACCGTTATCAGAAGAAAAAGCCGATGTTTTTGAGCGGTTCAATACGGTTGACAGGGTGCTGAATGACTTGGGAATTTCAAACGCATACGATATGCCAAGATTCTGGAGCAACACTGGTAAGAACTATACAGTCATTCAGACCAAGTATCACAAAGGATATATGCAAGCGTTGGAAGATGTGGAACAGGAAGTCAGGAAACGGTTTGGATTTGCGAAAAGAGATAATGTTCCTATGTTATCTCCATTTGAAAAGGAGACCTTATGAGTGACCTGATAAGTAGACAGGCGGCTATTGATGCGGTTAATACTGCTCTATTCCCGAAGATAAACACGGCAAAGGATGCGGAAAAGGCATTGCGAAATTTGCCATCCGCGCAGCTAGAACCTCTATCCGATGCCTATATGAACGCAGTATGGACATGGTTAATTGACTACCAAATCAAAGCGGCAGAACTGAAAGGAAGATATACACCGTATGAAGTGTTGTCATGGGTGGCTAATGATTGGAGGAAAGAGCATGAGTGACTTAATCAGCAGACAGGGCGTTGTGGCATGGCTTGATAATATAGGATACCTAACTCTTGCAAAGACAGTGATGGACGAAAAAAGATTCCCGTCAGTCAAGCCAGAGCAGAGGCGTGGGCACTGGGAAAGGAACTACAATGAAGACGGGTGGAAAGCTTGGTACGAATGTACTTTGTGTGGAAAATCATTTTCTTACGCTGGAACTTTCTGTCCGAACTGTGGCGCAAAGATGAAGGAGGGTGATTGATATGCTGCTCTGGCTTGCGGTCCCATTCGGGATCCTGATCGGGTTCGTTGTTATAGCTCTGATATTGATTGTGTTCTGGCTGATGCAGCACCGGAGATAAGGAGGCGTCATTGTGACATTACTGGAAGCATATCATATTCTGGAACCAACAAGTTCCGCAGCGTATATCCGAAATAACAACCTGTCGCGGCAGGATGTCGAGAAGGCCTGCAGTGTAGCGTGCGCTTGTATCCAGACTGTGATCGAATGGATGGAATCGCAGAAGATAAAAGAAACCAAAGGTGAAAGTTGATGACAAAAGAATTTCTGAAGCAGTACAGAAAACTGAATCAGGAGATTGCGATGCAGCAGAAGATCATCGAGTCATTGTATCGTAAGCTGGAAAGCTTACCGGTGTACATGGGGAAGGTCCAGGCATCCGCTAAGCAATTCCCGTATATCCGGAAGACGGTGTCTGTTCCGATGTCCGATCCGGCGACGACAGAGCATCTGGAAAAAATGATCGCGCTGAAAGAAGACCGCGTGCAAAAGAATCTGGAGCTCCGGGAGGAGATCGAAGGATATATTTCATCGATCGATGATACAGTTGACCGCCAGATCTTCGAGCTGATCTACATCGAAGGGCTGACGCACAAGCAGGCAGCTGCCAGGCTGGGTCTTGAGCGCAGCGCGATCACACATCGGATCCAGCGGAGACTTCGAGAAAATTGTTGCACATAAAACGCAATTGTCACATAATTCACATTTTTACGTGTTATAATTAAAATGAGCAAGTGGGATTGAAACCACAGGCTTACCAATAGCCAGGCTTCATTCATTGTTTGCCTCCTTTTGATGGGAGCATGGGTGTCAAAGCCTGTGCTCCTTCTCGTGGTTGATGGCATACCACATTTAGCTGAGCCATCCGTCGGTTGATTCTACCAGGAGGGCGAGAACTCCAGTGGAATCGATCATGTGCACAATGATCACTGCCGGGCTGCGCTGTACGGCGCAGTCAGCAAGGCAGTGGGACGGAGGGACGATGGCGCGGGATTTTGCTGAAGCTTTTTATCATTCAGCGCAGTGGCGGCACTGCAAGGAAACATTCATCAGCATCCGGCATGCTGCGGACGGCGGCATGTGCGAACGCTGTCATCATGAACCCGGAAAGATCGTGCACCACAGGATACACATAACACCGGACAACATAGGGGATCCGGATATTACTCTGAATCTGGATAACCTGATGTATTTGTGCATTAACTGCCACAACATCATCCATGGTTACGCTCCGGATCTGCCGGACAGAATGATTCGTTACGAATTTGCTCCGGACGGATCGCCGGTAGCCCGATCCCCCCTTAAAAAATGTTGAAAAATCCACGGCTGGACACCGCCCGCCCTCGTTGATTTGATCCGCGGGCGGTTTCTGTAG